TCTTCGGAGCTAACAACTCCTCAATGCCCTTGCTAATCGCATCCATCCCCTTCTTGTCCTCCGCCTGCGGTACAAGACCCGTGGGCCGTGGTTCAGGTTTCGTCTGAACTTCCTTCCCACTCAATACCTCCGCAGCGTACTTCTTTGCATCACTAGACGACTTATCTTGATCCACGTTCCCCGCACCACCGTTATACGCCATCAATGCCTTGGTATAATCCCCGTTATAATACTCAATCAATGCACCCAAATACTCCGCACCAAACCGTAAGTTGTCAACAGGATCACTCCGATCCTTGATTGGCGTTACACCAAACCCAGGATTCATACCCGTTGCAGCCATAATCTGCGTATATCCAACCTCACCCGCAGATCCCTTCGCATTAGGATTCCAACTGCTCTCCTTCGCAATCAACCTATTAAATATCTCTGGATCAACACCATACCGCTCCGCCATCTGCGAAGCTACCCGCCTGTGCCTGTTGTTCTCGGACATCTGTTCTTGCTCCTTGGTTGTGAAAGTACTTTACAACAAACTGAAATGAAAATACACCCGCGATTTTTTCTGGGGGCTAGGGAACCTAGTTGTTGTTTACTTGTTGCCCAATGGAGATACCCCCGAATGAATTTACAAAACTAATATTATAGACTGTATTGTGTGCTATGCACTCTTTATATATGGGGGATGCCCTTGCCGCATTGCAGCATTTGCGCCGCAATGCGGCACAGTAACCCCTAGTCATGGTTGTCGGGAGGTTGTCGGGAGGTTGTTGTATTATTGCAACACAATATCTGATATCAGAAAAAAGTGCATTGGTTGTAAAATAATTGTTGTTTGGTTGTTGACATTCTGATCCAGATCATTATCTTGTTACTTGTAACAAGACGTTACAGTTTAACTAGAAAGGAAACAAAATGAATAAACAAGAAACACTTGATAAGATCGAAGATCTTAAAGCAAAGAAAACTAAACTAGAGCAGCAAACTAGAAAGATCAAAGCTGAACTAGAAAGACTAGAAACCGAAGCAGTAGAAAAAGGTTATGGTATGTGGGTGTTTTCTTTTAAAAGAAAGATCGTTCCTAACTTCACTTGGTGGGAAACAAACTATCCTAGAAGTTGGCAAAAATATGTAGAAGAAAGATCTTACAACAAGTTCGAACCATCAACTAAATAACCAACTGGGGAGCCACGGCTCCCCAACCATTACGAAAGGAAAGACAATGGAAACCAAAGAACAAACTCTCGGCAATAAGTTGAAGTTCAAACTTGAATGTATGTTCATGATGCTAGACGCGGGGCGTAACAAGGAAGCAGCTGCGCTATATAATCAACTGATCGAAGAATTTGATAAACTGAAATAAACACTTGTAGCCCGACAACAATCGGGCTACAATCAAACTGTTCAATTAGAAAGGAAATACAATGGCAAGTAGACAAATAAGGGAAATAGCTGCCGACATACAATCTAACTGGAAGAATGCACCAAAGGACGCCAGACATTGCATTGAGATAATGTTACATGTCGATCACATCGATGATGATTATCGAGATGGTTTTGAGACTGGTCTAAACATGAAAGACCCAGATCTCATTAAGCTTCCTAGTTATTTTGGATATAACGATGCAAGATCTGTTGTTACTAGTGTTTTAGGATGGATAGAACACAATTGGCGCGGAGAAAAAGCTAGAGAGATCAAAGCTGAACTAAACGCCATGGTCTAAGCATATCAGAGATGAGCCAGGAACCTGGCTCATCCGTGATGCGCTTGGCATCGATTAACTAGAAAGGAAGTACAATGGGTCAATACCATATATTAGTAAATATAGATAAAAAAGAATATGTCAGTCCGTGGGATATCGGAGGCATGGGAAAACACTGGGAACAAGTAGGCTATGAAAAAAGCATGGCAGATACCTTGTATGTTCTAAGCATTGCACAAGGCAACGAGAGAAGAGGCGGCGGCGACATTTGCGGTCATGAACTTGTTGGAAGTTGGGCAGGCGATAGGTGTGCAATAGTAGGAGACTATTATACCTGCGAGGATGATGATCCTAAGTTTAAGAACCTTTTTGATCTCACGGAAAGCCTTGAAAGTTGGACTAATATCTCTGGGCAAATAAACAAGATGTGGGAGGCAGTAAGCTAATGTTCCACGCTATCCAAACTTTGATTAGTTGGATCCAGGGCAGACCAACGTCTGCCCTCGAGGATCTACTCGCCGGTATTGCGCTATTCGTTATACTATTCGCCGGAATCTTTTTACTGTATGGCGCAGCTGTAATGTAACACTAATCCCTGGCCCAGGGTTACCGGGCATTTCCTTTCGATAGCCCTGGGGCCGCAAGGCCGCAGGGCTTTTGAATATATAAACACAAGGCCGCAGGGCCGCAGGGCCTGCACAAATCCGGCTCGGGCCTGCACAAAAATCTTTCAAGGAATTGTTATTTAGTTGTTGCTTACTTGTTGGATATCTATATAATGAAAGTGTTCTTAATTATTACGGAAGGATCTAGAACAATGAAAAAATCATACAACGATGAAAAGTCTTTAGTTGTCAAAGTAGATATTAAACTTGGCACACTTGGACGAATGATCCAGTTTTATGAAGCGAATATTGAAAACGGCAATTACTTGGATAGACAAAATCTATCTGATATCCGCGCAATTAAACGTGCCGCGATTGCCGATGCGGTATCCGACTTTGAACGAATGTTAACCGAAGAATAACTAGGGAGAGAGGGGCGAAAGCCCCTCTAATTTTTTATGAAGTCAGCTATCATTTACAACGGGCAAAGCTTATTGGATGGTAAACCAATTGTAGTTATTGCCACCTATTCAAACCGCAATACAAAGACTGGGCACGTAGTCCAGACTTATATATTGCGCTCGGATATAAACCCATTGGAAGCTTCAAAGACTGGCGAAGACTATTCTATTTGTGGCGATTGCCCAATGCGCGGCGAAGTGACGACGGATCCGAGCCGCAAGCAAGCCAAGGGTCGCAAGTGTTACGTTAACTTAGGGCAAGGTGTTTTAATTGTTTGGAAAGCATACAAGCGCGGCGTCTATCAGACTGGCGATGCGGCAACAATAGGGCGCGGTCGTTTCGTCCGCGTCGGTACATACGGCGATCCTGCTGCTGTTCCGTCTCACGTTTGGGATCAATTGCTTTCCGAGTGTGAGACGTGGACGGCGTATACTCATCAAAAGCCATGGCGTCCAGATATCGCAATGCAATCCGCCGATAGTCACACCGAAGCAGTTATGCACTGGAAAGCAGGGCGGCGAACATTCCGAGTTGTCGCGGATCTAGGACAGATTGACAAAAAGAACGAAGCACTTTGTCCTGCATCCAAGGAAGCAGGGCGGCGCGTCCAGTGTACCGCGTGTAAATTGTGCAAGGGATCGAGCCAAGCAAAATCAATCGCAATTGTGGAGCATTAAAAATGGAAATTAATTTAACAGATTTTGAAAACAAAGAAGCAGAAGTTATTTGCGAAATAATTTATGAAAAGTTATGCGACTTAGGGCTTAATCCCGAAGGTTTTACTTGGCTTATAAATGTCGAAGTTAATAACGAAGACTAAAAACCGGGCAGCTGCGGCTGCCCTTTTTACTTGCCCCATGGGCCTGGCCCACATATAATAAATATACTAGGCCGCAGAGTCGCAGGGCCGCAGAGTCGCAGAGATCCGGCGCTCTAACCTGGGCCGCAGGGCGCAGAACAAAGACGCAGGATCCGAGAACCGCGAACCTTGAGCCGCAGAGACTCCGCCCTTGATCAAATCAGCCCCCTGATCACCGTCAAATAAAATTAGATCGCGCTCCTTGAGGCTCTTTACCAAGAAAAAATTTGATCCACCTCGTGCCCAATATGCCATGTTCCAAGCGACTTGATGGGCAGTGATGTTTACTGCATTACTTTTGATTACTTTCAACTCACACCAAAACGACAACCCATCCCAGATAAAATGCACATCGGGAACACCGCCCCCATGTTTGTTTTCAATCCGAGTTGCGAAGCACTTCTTCGGTAGATTGTGGCGGATCGTGCTCCAAAAGTTCGCCTCTGGACCTCTGCTCATCTGGTGTAATATCCTTGTAGTCTGCCTCTATTTGAAACGCTTGCGGATATTGTTTCTGTAATGCCGCAAGTCTTGATGTAATCTCGTCTCTGGATAACTGATCAATGGTATTGATTGTCTCTCGTCTATCGATGGTCAGACCACCCAAAGCTGACCGTATTTTCTCCGCATTGATAGCGGCAGAAAACTGCCCTGCTTCTTCTGCACCAAGAGATAATTTGTACAAGCGTTCCAACTGTCCGATAGTTGACACACCATACCTACGCTCACGTTCTTGTCTGAGTTCTTCGATGTACTCCACAACGTGGGGATAGTCTCTGCCGTTCAAAAGAACAGATGCTTGTTTCGGTGCAACCTCTGGAGAAAAACCTGCAAGTCTGGCGCACTCTGCATTTGAGTAAATACCTTCGACAATTTTCTGTGCAAAAGTCATCTGGCGGTTGGTCAATTGCCGATCATGTTCGGCCTCAATTTTCTTCTTTATAGATGCCATTTCTGTTTACGCTTGTTTACGCTATTTTTCCGCATTTCTGCAATTCCCACAACGATACAACAAACATCTTGTGGAAACAAGCGGCACGAAGTGTAAACAAAAAGGCCGTTTTGTAAACAGGTGTAAACAGCCGACCCCACCTATAGTGCACTCGTTTACGCTGTTTACAAGATTTACACGATATTTTTTTACTTTTGGGCTGAACAAAAAAAATCTGGAAAAATACCGTATACAATGTAAACACAACTTTTTTGTTGACATCAGTCTGGATATATGCAGACTACAAGTATTCAACAATTACGAAAGGAAATAACAATGAACTTAGAAATGAAATCAATCAAGCACTTTGCATCTGGCAGTCAGGAAACTTATTGCTACACCGCAGTCGTATATCTGGACGGCAAACCATTTGCCGATGTCAGCAACGATGGTCACGGTGGATGTGACTATGTACACCCTCATGACAAATCACCATTGACCAAGGTTCAAGGTGCATGGCGCAAGAAGTATGATGAGATAGAAGAGTATTTCAAATCATTACCCAACCTTGATGTTGGCAAGTACGATTATTTGCCAGAAGGTTTGTCTCAGAGTTTTGAATTGTGGTGCGGTGAGCAAGTAACTAATTTCTTGGATAAGAAAGAATTGAAAAGACTTTTGAACAGATGTGTCGTTGCTCAGATCAAAAGGGATGGGGAACTCAAGGTTTATCAGTGGAACAAACCGAAGGGTAAACCTGATTGGCTTTTGAAAGAGATGATCAAGAAAGAAAATTCAGACGTTACTATTCTGAATGATCTATCCGAAGCGGATGCCTTAGACATTTGGAGGACAGTGTAATGGACATCATCGAAAGTCTAAAAACTATTCACAAGACATTGGACGACCATCAAGGCAATGGTCGTCAATGGAACGAACTTAACAGAGCAATAAATCGGGTTGCCGCAGAACTTGGATACGAGTTCAGAGCGGATGATACAATAGTTTGTGTCAAGCCTGATAGGGAGGAAGTGTAATGGACAGTAAAGATTTCTGGTATTGGTTTCTTGCATCCAATGAAATTGATTTGGATACCAAGGTGCATATTATGGAGACTTTCTCTGATGGGAAAGTTGAGAGCATACAAACTTATATGAAAGATGAACTCAGTCTAGATGTGGAGGTGTGTAATGCCTAACTGGTGTATGCAAGAAGTTTATCTTCACGGTGAGACGAGCATGGTCAATCATATTTACTGGGAACTGAGGGAGCGTCAGAGATTTTGTGATACGGTTCTTCCGATACCGTTGCACGTTATTGGGCAACCCTTCGATGGCAAGGGCACATCCCCTCAGTATGACTGGCGTTGTGAAAATTGGAACACGAAGTGGGAGGTCACGAACATTCAGATTACTGAAGAGATTGTACGCGACGACCACTACCCGATACCGACATCATACTTCAAGTTCACTTGTTGGACGGCATGGGACGCACCTATTCCTGTGTGGGAAGAACTGTATCGGTTGGGCATCGAAGTCCAAGCGGAGTACGAGGTCGAAGGTACGGATTGCGTTGGCGAGTTCACGTTGGGTGAGCACCATTGTCGGACGCTCACGGAAGAAGAGATCAAGGAACGAGAAGCGAGATGGGAGGAAGAACAAGAAATGGGTTTGGAGCATTGGATTTCAAAAGTGGAGCAAGAAGATGCATAAGGT